GATGCTGGATAGGTCAATCTGCGCCTCCTGCTCAGAAAGCCATTGCGCAAGCGAAGGCAGAGGCCCCGACTCGGTTTCGATGAATGAGCCGACCGGATAATTCGCGAAGCGCCGCATGATCTCGCTGGCGCTCTCAGCCTTGGCGATGGCTTGATTAATAAGATCGACTGGAGAAGACATCAGTTCACCACCATGTCCGAAGGAAGTTCGTAGTTAGCGTAGATAAAAAGGGCGTTCGCTGCCTCGACCAGCGGGATGTAGCCAGATGGGTCGAGTACCTGTCTGTCCTTCGGCACGATGAAATAACGATTCTCTCCCATCACGTAGAAGTAGCGACCAGTTGGCGCTGGGAAGTATTCGCTGGGAATGACTGGAACGCCGTGAGTTTCCGCCTTCACGGCGATGTGAATCGACGCATCGCCCTCTGCGTAAACGTAATGCAGGCTTTCCAGGTAGCCTCGAGCATAAATCTCGATGACGGCATCGCCCTCGAGCGAAATCTTCTCCCCTATCCTGGTATCCAGGTAGCTATCGACCGCGATCAGCGCATCACCAGGCGGCGAGTCGATGATCAGGTTGCCGTAGCCGATACCAGCCATCTGAACCTGGGCATCCCCACTGAGCAGGGTGGCCGGGACGCTGTAGGCCTGGAAGGTCGAACTCAGAACAACAGGCAAGTAGCCCTCGATCTGGTGGCCGGTTGCGACCACCAAATCAAGCTCTGCACCCATGACCAGCGTGAACGTTGCGCTGATCGCCGGAACCACAGCGATGTCGCCACTCGCGTCGACGGTGGTTGGCGTGACGCCCTCGATCATGGCCCAGCGCGTGCCGCTGCCTTCCACACCCAGCACCACTGGAGCAGCACCAACCAGAGAGAGGCCGTTCGTCAGCACACCGTCGGCCGTGATCGTTATACCGGCCTGGCCGGACAGCGCCGCCATGTACGCCAGCGAACCGCTCGAGGCCAGTGAGACGGATGCCGAGCCGATCAGCGACAGGCCGTTCATGCCAACACCGGCAGCCTGGATCGCTACGGCAAGCGCCGTATCATCGATCCAGACTTGAGGGTCGCCGTTGAGCGCACCGCCGTTGATGGCAAAGTTCTGCATTTAGAGAACCTGGCCGGTCAGCTTCTGCGCATCGATGACGAACACGTCGCCGTTGTTGATCGTGCGCGAGGACGCCAGCGGCGCGTACACCAGCATGTTGCCTCCGGTCACGGCATCCCACACCGAGAAGTGCGTCACTGTCAGCGGCGCGGCGCCGTCGTACATGGCGTACAGCAGCTGCAAGGCGTTCTTGCCCGTGCCGTCGCTCGGAACGGTCCAAGCGGCCGACTGAGCGCCGCCCTTGGCTGCATCCTGGCGCACGTAGCTCGGCCAGGTGCTGGTCGAAACCTCGCCAGCCGAACCGGTTTCGGTCGGGTCGGCAGTGTGCAGCGCGATGTAGGTCTTGGCCGGTGGCGTGAACGCCGTCCCGCGGAAGATCAGGTTGAAGAGCTGGGTTTCAAGGTAGTTCGAGGCTGCGGACATTTGCCCTTCTCCTTACATGAATTGAGCCCGCACGCGGGTCGGTGCCCGTTGCTGGCCTTTGATGGTGCTATTGGTGAGCGCGGAAAGTTTCGCCTCGAAGCGCAGCGAGTAGAACTGTGCCCGGTTCGGGTCGGTGAACGGTTGGCCTGGCAGCATCAGGATCTCGGCCAGCGCGCCGTCTGCGATGCACTGGCTGTAGTCCTTGGCGATGAAGTCGGGTAGCTGATCAGCCTCTTCCGACGGCTTCAGGAATGTGGACAGCCTCAGCGTTCCCGTGCACTTCGGCACGACCATAACGCTCCCTCGCTCGATCTGCGTGATCCACTGGCCCTGGCCGGCTTCGAATTCACGCCAGCGCGGGTACTTGCGGTTCAGGTCAGACAGCGAGATCGGTTCGAGCGGGTTGCCATCGAGCGATGCGTGCTCAATTTCGTACATGTCGGCGCCATCCTGGGCGCACACAAAGTTGCAGCTGGTAGGCGTGACGGTGAACTGATCCTCATCACGCCAAAGCCTGGTGCGTTCGCAAAACTCCTGGGCAGCCTTGATGATGCAAGCGAAGGCGCTCGGCTCCGGGCAAGTTGGCGCGTAGGGCATGATCTTGGGTAGGAAAACGTCGAGCTCGATCATACGCTTCTCACGTTGGGGGATGCCGCGTTGGTGACTTCATTCTGGACGCCAAGGGCTTCGCTGAAGGCCTGGAACCACGAGATGGACATTCCAGCGTTGGCGTACTCGGAATCCTTGGCGTAGGCGCGATACAGCAGGCCAGCGACCAACGGGCTCATGTAGGCCGTATCCAGCTCAACCAGATCGTCGTCAGCCGCCACAGCAGGTGGCGCCTCGGAACGCATGATCTCGGCCTTAACGCCTGCCTTGGAAGGCGGATAGACGTAGAAGGTGGTCGGGCTGGCTTCGTCATAGGTGAAGTGTTTGATGATGTCGGCCTGTCTCATCTCGTGCCAAGTCGGCATTTGATCGTCGAGCAGCTGGCGGTCGATGCGGCGCACAGGGCGACCAGGACCATCATCAGCCTTGATGTTGCGGATGATGTCGATCAGCAGCAGGGAGCCATTCGGCAGTGTCTGGAACGTGCCAGCGACGAGAGAGACAACCGCGGTCACGGCACGGGCAGCCGGGCGGCGCAGCACAATCTCGGCCGCGGTATCGTTCAGCCAGTCAAACAGCTCGGGCTTCGTCCAGCGAACGAAGTCCTCGTCGTTGAGGATGACAGAAGCGCGACGCAGTACGTCGCCAGCCCGGATATGCATTTACTTGCCCTCTTCAACGGGCTTGGCGAGCTCGGCGCGGATCTTGTCGGCCGTCCATTTGTAGTGGGGCAGGCTACCTGTGCGGGCCTTCCACTGAGCTGCGAGATCGTCGCGCTCATCCTTGGCAGCAGCTTCCGGGTCGGCAGCAGCGGCGGCAGCCAGGGCGGCAGTGGCAGCATCGGCGTCGGCACCGTTGCCTGGATCTTGCTCGACCATGCCATCGAGCACGGCGTCGATCAGGTTGTGACGGACTTCAGGCTCGAGTGCGTTCCAGTCGGCAGTAGTCAGGCCGCTGATCTCGTGAGCCTGCGCCACAACGTCGACGAGCTCGACGGTCTTGCCCTCACCCAGGTCGATGATCGCCGGGTGCACGTCGCTGCCGCGCAGCACGTTCTCGTCGATCGGCTGGAAGGTTGGCGCAGCAGGCGCAGGAGGAACGACGGGTGCAGAGGCTTGAGGCGTAAAGTCCTTCGGTGTCTCTTCGTCGTCAGGGATCTGGAACCCTTCAGCGATGCTCAGCAGCCGGGAAATGTGCGCTTTGTCGGTAACCTCGGCGACGTGGCGGCCCTGGCTGTCTGGCTGGAATTTGTAGGTGGTGTCGCCCAGCACAACCTCTGTTGGCGGGTTGCGCTTGATGATGCTCTCGATTTTCATGCGGTGGCTCTCCACGTGGATAAAAAAAGGGCCAGCCTTAGACCGGCCCTTCTCGGGTCACATCACCACTTACTGCTTGGTGAAGAGGATCAGCTCGATCACCTGGCCAGCCTGGACGATGCCAGCGCCCAGCACCTTCACACCGATGGCGCGATCGCCCTCGATAGACGTGATGCGGAAGCCTTCAGGCTTGGTCATTCGGGTGACGGTCGCATCAGCGGCAGAGGCGAACAGCTCGTTACCACAGGTGCGCGCCTGGTCCGGGCTACCAAGAATGCCGGACATGATGCCGACATCGTAGGTCGCAGTGCCAGCTTCATCGACGATCAGGATCGCATCGACGATGGTGTGGTAGGCAGGCAGAACCGCCAGCTCGATGATGTCGTTTGCCGCCAGGTTGGCGGTAACGGTGAACTTGTACTTCTCGGCGACGACGCCGCCCGCTTCACGGGATACAGGGGCCTGCTTGCGCAGGGCGCCCCATGCGGATTGAACAATAGCCATGTCTTTAGCCCTCTCTTAGGCGCTGGTGGCGATCGCGGGTTAGGCGTTCGGGTCGGTGGCTGCGGTGTCGATGCTCAGCACACCGAAGTCGCGACCGTTGAACCGGGCCTTTTTGAAACCGAAGATGGCGCCAGAGGCGACGGTCGGCTCGTTGCCGTAGTCCTTGGTTTCTTCCTTCCAGTCCCAGCGCATGCCAGCGGTGGTGCCGTAGGCGACCACGCCAGCCTGGCGACCCAGGAACAGGGCGCGACCGGCGTTCACGTTGGAGCCAGCGCCGTAGTCGCTGAAGCGGATCGAGTTGCGGTGCTCATGGAGGACCACGTTCTTGATCATGCCCAGGCCACCCTTGAAGATCGGGTTGTTCTTGCCTTCAGCGGCAGCGGCAGCCTTCTGGATGTCCAGCCACTCGGAGCCGGACGCGGTGCGCAGGTCGTGAGCCTGGAACGGGTTCATGACGATGCAGTAGTGCTCTTCACCGTCGATGCTGACCGGCACCATGTTGGCGTTTTCCGGGTCTTGCGCTTGCAGCATGGTGGCCTTGACCTGGGCCTTCTCGATAACCGCACGGGTCATCTTGTCGTTCGCGGTCAGGGTTGCCTTGCTGGTCGCGGCGCCACCGTACAGCAGGTGACCGGTGTCGGGGGCTTGCAGCGCGTTACCGGCGCGACCGGCCCAATCCAGGCCAAAGAGGAAGTCCTTGTTGATGCCGCGGGCGCCCGACAGGTAGATGAACATCATCTCGTCGTTGAAGCGTGCCCAATAGTCGGACAGCAGGCGGCGAGCGTTACCACGCAGGTTCAGGTTGGTGCGCTTGCGGGTCATGGCGCCACCAGCAGACACAGCATGACGAACCTGATCGATGATCACTTCGTCAGTGTAATACTTCTGGTTCTCTTCCTTGCCTTCCAGGCGAGCATCACCTTCGGTCGCCTCGCCGCGCAGTTGCACGGACAGGTCGA